TACTATTCTATCTATACTACTACTTTATATTTCTACTAAGTACTTACTACTATAACCTACTATAACCTCCTCTAACGTACTATAACCTCCTCTAAATTACCAACTAATAGTATCTAGATGAATCTATTTTTTCTTTTTTTTATAGTGTTATTATAGATATAGAATGCCGTTCAAAATAATACAGGAGCCTAATGGGTTCTTTGTGGAGAATATACAGACTGGTAAGCGATTTTCAAAGCGCGAAATGACAGAAGCTAAGGCTAAGAAGCAATTTAGAATATTAAACAAGTATCTAGCAACACTAGAGGGTTCCGGTCTCAATAAAGGTGAATTAAAAGAGATTAGACAAGAAGCACTGACAGATTTAGATATTAAGAAGTATATACCTGATGCTAAAATAATGAGTAGTTCAGATTTTAAAAAGTATTCTAGCATCAATCAGGTCTTACCTAAAGATAAAGATGTTGTATTTGTTATCTATGAATCTAAACCTAACTACGGCCACTGGTGCCTGCTTTCACGCTATTCACCTAATATGATTGAATACTTTGATTCATACGGTGGCAAGCCCGATGCACCTCTAAAATGGGTTAATCGTGCTAAGCAAGACCAACTAGACCTAAAACCCTATATTAGTTCTCTACTCACCAACGCTAAGAGTGAAGGTCATGATATAATATATTCTAGTAAGCATTTCCAAAAGAATAGTAGTAAGAAATTAGGTAAAATAGCTAGTTGTGGTCGTCATTGTATCTTAAGAGCATTATGCATATTAAAGGACAATCAACAACTAACAGACTATATCAAAATGATGAATATGATTAAAGAGATAACAGACTATAGCTATGATGATATAGTTAGTGGTATTATATCTGATGTATAACTAAGAAATATATAATTTAGAGGAGGTTATAGTAGGTTAAAGGAGGTTATAGTAGGTTATAGTAGTAAGTACTTAGTAGAAATATAAAATAGTAGTATAGATAGAATAGTGATATATATAATAATTAGAGAAGATAGAAAAAGTAAAAAGTGAAAAAGTAGCAAGTGCTATAACCTGCTATAACCTCCTCTAACATACTATAACCTCCTCTAAATTGCCGTTTTAGCTTTAATGCAGGTAAACACATTATAGCCTGATGCCTTTATAACTTCCATTCCTAAATCTTTACACTTTGATATAAATATTTTTATATCCATCTGTGATATTGTACTATATTCTTTATAAATTGTTGATGTTTTGATACGGTCTTTATGGTTAGTAGTTATCTCATAGTTGCTAGATATAAATAGCTTTAATCTGTCTTTGGTTGTTTCAGCTGTATCAGTTCCGTTGTTCTTAATATAAAACATCTTATATTTGTTGTAATCTTCCATTTGCTTCTTCATATCTTCTAGTTGTTTTGTTAGCGTTTTTACTTTAGTCCATTCAGCTTCTTTGAGTTGTTTTTCGTTATAGTATTCTTCTAGTAATTTTTCATTATCCCATTGTTCGGGTGCTTTCTTTTTTATAGTTATAGGTGCCGTGTGTGGGTCATAATAACTAGATGATTTAGGCTCTTCTTTAGGTGCTTTTTTATGTGTTATAGTTATACACGCTTTGTAAGGGTCGTAATGTGCAGGTGCAGGTGCAGGTGCATTACCATCTTTAAATTTAGTTAGTTTTGCTTCTAGCTCTTCATCATCTAATATATCGCTTATCTTATCAAATAGTGCATCTAGCTTTTCAGTTTGTTCTCTAGATGCTGGTATAGTTTCTAGTAGTTTTTCTTGTTTATCTTGTAATGCTTGAAAAGCCTTTTTAGATAGTCTAAAGTTCAGATATCCTGACCTATCCATAGGTAAATTAATAGTTTTCTTATAAATATCTTCATACTTACCTATTAGGGTAGCTACTTCTAGAGAGCTTACATCTTTATTAACTAAATCATTAGTAGGTTCCTCTACATCATTATCAATTTGTTTAGACCTATATAAATCATCATCGGTTGATTGTAAATCGTACTTATTGCACACTTCCTCAGCTTCCTTCTCAAACTGTTTATAATACTCTTCTTCTTCTTTCTGCTCTTGTGCTTTCTTAGCCTTATATGCTTTTAAATACTTTAGTGTGGTAGCATCTAGTGGTTCATCATAGTTCGCCATCTTAGATTGTTCTCTACTGATTGTTCTCTACTGATTGTTCTCTACTCTACTAGAATATAATTCTTTTAAGCTATTTTATATCATCTAAAATTATTTTATCAATCATTATATACTTAAAGACACTAGATGATACTCTAAACTCTCCTTTTTATTAAATACCCTCTCCTTTTTTTTAAACAATTATCTAAAATAATAATTAGAGTAGGTTATAGTAGGTTAGAGGAGGTTATAGTAGGTTATAGTAGTAAGTACTTAGTAGAAATATAGAATAGTAGTATAGATAGAATATTAGAATTTATAATAGTTAGAGAGGATAGAAAACTATAAAAACTAAAAAGTAGCACGTACTATAACCTACTATAACCTCCTCTAACATACTATAACCTCCTCTAATTTCTCGAATACCTGTTGTGCTGGTGTGTTCTCTACTGTCTGGGGTTTCCGGCCGCCGGGGATGAGTATATTAACTATCTTATCTTTCATAGCTATCATTTGCTTTGCTTCCTCAGCTAGTAGCTCTCGCTTGCTATCACACTTGCATTCTTGTAGTAGTTCAATATAAGCATCATCTAGTTCAATTAAAGCATAAGATGATGTATAGTTGCGCTTACCTGCTAGATAGCGTTTATAATGTGATTTGTGCTCACTGAATCTGATACTTAGAGGCTGGGTAGTACTACCTATATAAACCTTATCAAAGCTTGGGGATTTAATAACATATATCTTAGCTTCCCGAAATTTATTCATTTGTGTGTTCTCTACTGCGTGTTCTCTACTATACTAGAGATAGAAAATTATTAGTAGAGAAACGAAATAAAAAATATAAAAAATCTTATTCTAAAGTTGCTTTCGGGATTGTCAATCCTGATTTAGTGCATTATCTTTGAGGTTGGTATAGTATGTTTTCATTATTTTCTGCTTTTCACGGTATGTCTTAGTATAAAGTGCATTCTTAGCTTTACGGGCTGCATCGTCTTTGTGTAATTCCCTCCATTTACGCCTGTATTCTTTACATTTATCCTTGTGTGCTTCTCTATACTTCTTCATATATTCACTTCTATCCATTCTAGATGTTATCTACTAACTCAGCAAACCTACGGTTTTCTGAAACTTTCCCTTAGATGTTATCTACTAACATATACACAGAAAATAATTCTTTCAATAAACTTAATACTTAAAAATTAAGGGAGGGGTTGTAGGGGAACCGTAGGTTCACTACAATTAACACTGGCGCATCTTGCGGGCTAGCTTGGAAACTGCTTCCTGACCTAGCTTTTCAACACCGGGGGCTAGTTGATGAGCAACCTCTGGAAGGGCAGAGCGTGCTAGTGATTTCAAAGAAGACATAAGCCCGCCACCAACATAGCGTGCTAGCTTCTCGGTGGTAATAGGACGGGGCACGGCCATTGCGCTCAATACGTTTTCCTTCGTGAGAATTCCAGACGTGTATGCACTTGAGCTACCATTGCTGGTAGATAGAATACCAGAATACATCATTAAGAGATTGAGTTGAGGCTGGATGGTTGCCTGTGTGTTATTTTTGTAATCCACCCGAATTTGGAATTGTGCCGTAGATAAACTACCGGGTGAAAAATAATCTTGCAAAATTGGAATTATTTTAGCGAAATCCAATATTAGCATGGAACCGCAAGTAGAGATATATTCAGAAGGGACACCAACGACACCAACACCTCCAATAGTTCCGGCTGTGCTCCACTTTTGCTGAAGACCACTATATTCAGAATAAGTCTGTTGACAACCAGAAAGATAGGAGGCACGATAGAGTTGCTCCTGGGAATAAGTCGATAATAAGCCTGAGGCGTTGTTTAGCACTACGCTCACGCTATTAATGCTCCCATAATGGTCACTAACACCGCAACCTGCTAGATTGTTATTATCACCAACACCGGAATTTTGTTGAAACTTATAGAAATCATCAACCCACACCCACACCTTATCAGGATAGCTGTTAAGTTGAATAGAATTGCTTTGAAGCTGACCTGTAGCACCAGATACAGTAGTTAGCCCGTTTTGAGTGGGTAGAATATAGTTGACGTAAGTAGCAAGAGGGGTGACAACTGTAGCAGGGATAAGGTCGCTTGGTTTAGGGGTGTAATAAACAAGTTCTAGATAGGTTTCAGCCTGTTCGAATGTAACATTAGTGATAGCCTTAGCTCCACAGGTAGGGGAAGTGACCCAACGAAGGACACGGGTAGGGGAAGCACCGGCCATCTGAAAAGTGGCGTTGATTTGAGTAATACCAGCTAGACCGGGGCACTCAACCTTCTCACCAAAGAGGAAAGGGCTTAGGAAAAGAGGCTCGACCGATTGAGCACGAATTACCACTGTTTTGACGGTTGCACCATCACCTACAGTGTTGCCTACAATGGAAAGAATACGGAAGGAACCACGGGGTACCTCATTATTGTTGCAGTTGGAGTCTTCAAAGGTATTGAAAGGCGAATTGAAAGCAGGCACGCGAACTGCTTGTAGGGCTTGGGCGGGTGTACCGGCGGCGGGTGCATTAGTGCCTGCACTGTATTGCTGGCAAAGCGCCTGAGAGTAATTGCCGTACTTATCAAGTTGAGTGGGGGCTGTTGAATTCCACCGCTCAAATTCCTTCTTATCAACACACCGTAGCAGGGGGTCTAGCACCTGATTTGTGGGTAAACTCACGGTTGTATTATTGATTTGAATAGATGAGTTCGTAATCATCTGATTGATAGGGAAAGGTGCGAAGCAATCTGCACCCTGATATATAAAGGTACCACCAACACCACCGCGGACGTTGTACTGGTCGAAGTTAACTAGATACTCACCAAGAGCTGGGGTACCTGCTACAGTAATGCTAAAGGTAGAACCAAGAGCAATATTGCGGGATACAATGGTGCTAGTAGAGGGAACCTGCACGTTAAAAACTAGTTGCTGGGATGTAGCAGAGGCGGCCGGGTACTTTTGGACACTGATATTTTGACCAGACCGAAGAACGGCATAGTTAATCTTATCATCTAGATTGAGCACCTCATCACGAACTGCAACAGGAAAAACTTGCTGAGACATTTTGATTAGAATATACTTCAATAAACTTATTATATATTATAAAGATAAAAAAAAGAAAAAATATTTATAAATAAGAAGTTCGTTAAGCTGAAGCTTTATTAAACTTTTTCTTTCTCAACATAATAAGGATATCAGCTGCTGCTCCTGCCTCTAGAAAGAATTGATGGTAGGCTCCGTATTTGTCCCGCCATAGAACCTGAATATTAAGCTGATTAAGTGGTGAGTTGCCTAATAAATCAATTAACCGATACTCAGCTGTAGGAAGGTAGTAAATTTGCTGACCGGCGGCGGTTTCGGTTCCTGTATTATAAGGTATAATAAAATCAGTTAGGGTCTTAATTGTACTTTGTTGTTGAAAGATAGTTGATGATGTGCTGGGGCTTGTTATATTTAAATTGAAGGGCGCGCCTGAATATTGAACTTCCACAGGTATAGAGCTAGAAACAAACACCAAGCTCTGGGCGGGTTGCCAGTTAACCACACTTGGGGCTTGTTGGTAGAGTTCGTCATAGTCTCCGCTGGTGGCTATTTTAAATGAGCCTAGAATATCAGTATTCAATACATAATTGCAGTCTGTAGTTGGGTAATTACTATTGGAACCAAAGGGGAAATAATCAAATTTGAAAGTACTTAGTAAATTATATAGTGGTTGATTAACTGCTAGATACCATTGAGTCGAGAGGTCAGTTCCCGGCACATTCTGTGGAATTGAATTAGGGCGATAATATACTATTTTCTGTGCTACTGCATCATACTGGAAATATGGTAAAAATGACCATACAGCACCCGGAATGCTTATAAAGTAGTTTTCTATTGCTTTATTAATCATTACTAAAAAGCTATCAACATATTTGAGATAAAAAAAAGGGTTATTATATGTTTCCTCGATGCTAGTTGGTTGTGTAAGTGTTGATAGAATAGTTTGAGATTTTAGCTCTGGTATAAAATCAACAGTTGTGCCTATATTGGATGAACCTAAATTATATGTTCCGCCACTATTGGTAGTGAATAGCAGTGCTACTTTATAAACTGTCCTACTATTATATACAGTGCCCGGGACTATTGCTAGTTGCATTTCTGGAATAATCACTGGTAGATTAGTTTGAATATTCCACCTAACCACAGAAAGGTAATAATCACCTGCTACATCAACCACGTTGCTAGTTTTAGTCTGATTGAATATAAGTGGTCTAGGTACTGTATTATTAGGTGAATATTCATTTACAATTTGCATATTGAGATACTCGTGAGTACTGTTGTCATCTGTGTTGGTGTGTGGTGCTAGATATTTTAGTTGATTGAGAGGTACCGCCATCTTGAAATATATATATTAGATATCTGTGTATTACTATATAATGATAAAATAAAAAAATCAGAAATTCTTTCTAGCTGATAGGGTGTGGGGGGTAATAATCTAGCTTAGATTTTGCCAGAATTAGAATATAAGAGTAGATTTTTACCGTTTCAGAGTGTAATTATTGATTAATACGGACAAAAATAAATTTATTTTTCACGCCGCCCCCATAATCTACGCTATATTTCACTAAAAAAATAATCTATGTTTATATTATTACGGTAATAATCTAAGTTATATTAAAATTTATCAATATATTCAGCTATTTTATTCATTTCTTCGGTGAATTCTTTATCGCCTGTTTTAATAATTGGTTTCGTTTCTTCGTCTGCTGGTAATCCTGCTGTCTCTAAAGTTGCGTGCTGGATTGTGAATCCTGCGTATAACTTCTTTGATGTTTCTAATTCGGATTGCTGTAGCTCAGCTAGCTTGTTTAGTTCGGTCTTTACCTTTTCCATATTATGCATATATAACACTATACCACTATCAATCGTATCGAATGCCGCTTGAATTGCTTCTAGATTACTATTTATATTATCTTTCTGTGTTGCTAGTATTTCTAGATACTTATTCAAAGTCTTCACCTTTTCAGGATGAAATCTGTGAATATGAAAGGTATGCTTACAAAGTGCCTCTGTATTTGCGAATGATTGGGCTACTACATCATTTACACTAGTATATACTTCTGAGAATTGTGAGGGTTCAACCATTTTAATAGTTTATTGTTGCTATCTTGAAAGTATTCTAGAATATACTTAGATTTTATTTATTAGAAAATATACATTATATTATTTGTTCTCTACTAACGCAGCTAGCTAAAAAATTTATCAGAGATATCATCATCATCTAAGATTTCATTTATTTTGTCTATTGTATCATCTATTTTATCCTTTTCTTTTTGTGTTATCTTTCCTTCTTTTTTCAGTGCTTTTGCTTTATCAATTATATTATCTTTCATATCTCGAATTTCACTATATAATTTCGTGCCTTCTTTGCCTTCTTCTAGTTTTTTCAGTTTTCCTGCATTATGTAAAATAACTTTAAGACTTAACTGTAATTTTTCGCCGGGTGTATATTCCTTTTTAACTTCCTTCTTTCCTTCTGTTTTCTTTGCAAGTCTAGCCTGTTTAGCTTTTTCTGCTGTTGCTTGTCTTCTTTTAATTGCATCCTCTAGTTTTTCTTTAGTTCTGTATTTTGCGGCACGTGCTTCTCTCCTTTCTTGTAATAATTTATATTGTTGTGGTTTTGTTAAATCTATCCCTCTTTCTTTGAATTGTTCCCTCATAAATTTTAATACTTCCATATCTTTCGCTTTCTGCTCCTTTCTGCTTTCACTTATAGGCTTTTTCACTTGAAACTGTGGAGGTATATCTTCTCTATTCATTTTAAGAGGTTTAAGTTGTATAGGTATCAAATCTGTCCCCATTAAGCTAGAGTAGTGGTCTGTTAAAGATTGCACTAGTTCTGCTTTTAACATTGTTGATGGCGATTTTATCATCGTTGCGACATTATGCTTAAAAGCTAAATCGCGAAGCTGCTTAACTGATAGCAATGAAAATAATTCTTTAATGCTTGTCATTTTCTAAAGTTATTCTAGATAATAATTTGAAAAATACTATGTAGCTGCTCTATATAAAAAATCCATCCCCGGAAACTTTTTAAGAGTGTCGTCTAGTGCTTTTTTTGAGGCTTGTGCAATACTACTCACTCCTTGTGATAAATACGGCATAGCTGCATTTAGTAAATCATCACCTAATCCTTTTCCTTTGTATCTAGCACGTCTAGCTTTCTTACCCTGACCGAATTTCATTTGAATAGCCTTATCTGCTAGTTCCTTTTGCAGATTTTCTAGCTCTTTTATAGGTAAATCTGGCCGTCTCATCTGTCCGAGTTGCTCTAGCAATCTATTAGTTTCATCACTTATTTCCTCATCATCTTCTTCTTCACTTGCTGATGCTGATTCTGCTTTAGCTGCTCTTGCTTTACGCTGAACTCCCGGGCGTGGAACCCGCTTATAATCAGTTTTTAGTAGAAATTCAAGCCTGTCCGCTATTTCATTAATCAATTGCTGTTTAGTTTTACCTGTTATATATATCCTTTCACGTTGATTGAATGCCTTACAAACATTTTTAATTTCATTTACCTTATATTTAGCTAGTTCTAGCTTGATAGCTTCTATATAACTCTCTAAATTGAAAGACATTATTAATATATATATACATAATAAAATGAATAAGTTTTATTTATACAAATCAGATAAACCATCAAAAAAATATTTCGTTGAGTTTGAAAATCCAAATACAAAGAAAAGCAAGAGAATCTATTTCGGGGCTGCTGGATATCCTGATTTCATTCTTTCTGGTGATGAAGAGAAAAAGAAACGTTATATAGCACGTCATAAGAAGCGGGAAGACTGGTCTAGCCCATATGCTGGGGCGGGCGTGTGGTCTAGATATATCTTGTGGGGTGAGAAGACGCTACCTAAAAGTATCAAAGCAATGGAAAAGCATTTTAACATCAAAATAATAAATAGAAGCAATAAAACTGGCGGTGAAAAGCCTTCAGCATATCGGTCTATGAAACTAGCTAAATTAGGATTAACGAAACCAACTACAAAGGCTAATCGCGGGGCATTGCTAAATTGGACTAAAGAGAAGTGGTTGAACCTGACGGCCTTATTAACTGATAAAAAGGAGCTAGCTTGTGGGACAAAGGGAAAAAAACAAAAAGAGTTAGGTCTGCCTTCGGTGTGTCGGCCATCTGTTAGAACTAATAAGAAGACACCAATGCTAGCTAAAGAATTCAGTAATAAACAAATTAAGAAAGCTATTGAACTTAAGAAAAAAGGAAAACGTATTAATTGGTCGGAACTTTAGACA